TGCAGGTACAATTCATTTAGTAATGGATAAAAATGCCACTGCTGCAGATATACAAACTAGAGTTAGAAGAGTTGGTTTAAATCCAAACGACGACTTCTCAACTGTGCTTGGTTCTGGATCTATTGATATTAGTGGATCTACTGTTACAGCAGCTACATCATTAACAGTAGCTTAATTTTACCAAACACTCATTATCTATATACAAGCAGTGTGTTATTTTACACTTAAATAATAGTCATGGCATACATATCATTAGATTCGGAGCAGGTAAAAAAAGCTCATAAGAAACACAAATACACAGCCGAACAGGTTTTGAAACTCGAAAAGTGTATGGATCCAAAGACCGGTCCTCTATTCTTTATGAAAGAGTTTATGAGGATACAGCATCCTACCAAAGGAGAGATGCCATTTGCACCATATCCTTATCAAGAGAGATTAATTGAAAGTTATAACAGCCACAGATTCAGTATCGCCATGCTGCCACGACAAACAGGAAAAACTACCTGTGCATCTGGATATCTATTATGGTATGCCATGTTCAAACCTGATTCACAGATCCTGATCGCGGCACACAAGTATCAGGGAGCGTCAGACATCATGAGCAGGGTGCGATATGCCTATGAGATGTTGCCATCTTGGATCAAGGCAGGAGTGAATCAATACAACAGAAATTCTATAGAATTTGACAATGGATCTAAGATCATGGCCACCACCACCACAGAGAACACTGGTAGAGGTATGTCACTTTCTTTAATATATTGCGATGAGTTTGCATTCGTTCAGCCGCCAGAGAAGGCCAAAGAATTCTGGACTTCATTATCTCCTACATTATCCACAGGAGGAAAATGTTTGATCACTTCAACACCAAACTCAGATGAAGATCAGTTCGCTCTAATCTGGAAAGAAGCTTGCAAAAGATTCGACGACTATGGCAACGACACCGTTGTAGGAACCAATGGTTTCTATGCCATGAAAGCTCACTGGTCAGAACACCCAGACCGAGACGACAAATGGGCTGAACAAGAAAAAAGTAGAATTGGGGAAGAAAGATTTCGTCGAGAACACGAGTGCGAATTCTTAATTTTTGATGAAACATTGATCTCTAGTATAAAATTAGTAGAATTAGAAGGTAAGGATCCTTTAATGAATATGGGACAAGTACGTTGGTGGAAGACACCTACCCCAGGCAATGCCTACATGGCAGCATTGGATCCTAGTTTGGGCACAGGTGGAGACTTTGCTGCTATTCAAGTATTTGAATTGCCAAGTTTTGAGCAGATAGGAGAATGGCATCACAATACCACGCCGGCCAATCAACAGGTAAGGATATTACAAGCCATTACAAAACATATCTATGATTCGATCGTGGAAAAAAATCCTGCAGAAACTCCTAGTATTTTTTACAGCATGGAGAACAATACACTGGGAGAAGCAGCTCTATTAAGAGTAATGGATCTAGGAGAAGAGAATATTCATGGACAATTTATCAGTGAGCCCATAAGAAAAGGACATCGTAGGAAATTTCGAAGAGGATTTAACACCACTGCCAAACATAAGATAGCAGCCTGTGCCAAATTTAAAGAGCTAGTGGAATCAGGAAAAATGAAGATTAATAGCAAGCCACTGATATCAGAATTAAAAGACTTTGTGGCTTCGGGTGTTTCATACAAAGGTAAGCCAGGACAGCATGATGACTTAGTGAGTGCTTGCCTATTGATGACTCGTATGATGCAGGTTTTGGCCACATTTGACCCCAAAATATTCGAAAGATGGACTGATAGAACCACCGAATGGACTGCTCCAATGCCTATATTTGCTAACCTAGGTTCTTAATAAATACAGTATGATCAAGCCCAAAACATCACAAGATTTGTTCAATAAAATACGCAGCAAGTTCTCTAACATACAGTTGGGAGACAGCGAAGGCAATGTGACAGCCGATCCTAAATTAGCTGTGTTTTTTGACTTTGAATTCAGCGAAAATTCCGATAATTTTGGCAGGGTGAGTATAAGTTTGGCCGATGGTGAAAATATGAAAGTTTTCTATAATCGAGGATTAGTGGAAAAGATAGATGACGAAGCCAGAGCCAACTGGTACAGTTTTTTAAAAGAGCTAAAAGATTTTGCCGTGCAACATCAGGTGAGTTTTGATGTGAGAGACATCACAAAAAACAGCCTTACACAGCAGGATTTTAAGAATCTCGCAGATGTGAATCAAACGGTAAATACAGACGATAATATGTCAGAAGAATTAAACAGATTAACAAAACTAGCAGGAGTCCCAGTAGCAGAGAGTCTTACAGGAACCAAGAAATCTTCTTACGAAAATTTAGATAAAACCAGATTAATCATAAGACACGCACAAGCAGTGGACGAAAATGTGCCAGGTTCAAGAAGTAGACAGATCAACAGCCTATACATTGAAAATGAGCAAGGCGAAAGATTCAAATATCCGATGAAACATCTAGCAGGTGCAAGAGCAATGGCTCGACACGTTGCCAATGGTGGTGTACCTCATGATGATTTTGGCAAACACATTATTAAAATGAGTGAACAGATAGCACAGCTAAACAGTTTTGCTAGATATGCCACTAACAAAGATCAGTTAAACAATTCAGTGGGTGACATCATAGAGAAGAGCAAACTTAAATTAGAGAACATGAGAAATTATGTTAAGAATTTAAGCAAGCAGGCACACTACATGAAAACCAAAGAAAGTTTTCAACCCACCACTATTGCGGAGTTAGATGATGCTACTCGCAATAGTTTGAGAGAAAAATTTACATTAAGACATCTTGATGACAAAGTAGAATCAGCTCTGCCATTAATTCATTCAATTATGAAAGAGTATGATGACAAAGATGGTGAAATATCTCCACCAGTAGACCATTCAGCAATGGTACAGTCATTCCTTGCCAATCCAGAAAAGAAATTGGTATTGAGGGCAGATCCTGCTGCTGATAAGATGTTATCAGTAACAAAATTTACAAATAAGAATACTATGTTAAGTTCTATTTTATCAGACATTGCTTCAAGAATGTTAACTAGGAACGACGAAGAAGATAGAATTGCTAACTTTGCCAGCCAGGTTGCCGATGATATGGGCAATGAGGGAGCACCATTTTTCAAACCAGATGTAAATTACACGAAAAATAAAAAAATTGCAATACAACTTGCAAAAAGATATATCGATGATTATAAAAAAATGCAGCAGGATCCAGCATATGCTGATGAGATAAGACAGGACCCCAGCAAGTTTGCTCCCAAAAAAGACAGACAGGGCAAGACGAAAGAAGATATCGCACAGCCTTTTGAGAACTGGGCTAACAGAGTAGAAGCCAAGGTCAACGAAGGCATTAACTCCCTGCCGGATGAGGACCATGCCGGAGAAAAATTTAGTAAGATAAAAGACTTAATGAGCAAGCACTTTCCAGTGGGAAACGAAGCAGTGAACTCTGTGTCAACGCTGCAGGCTCTTGGATTCGGTGACGACGAACTATTCGACCAATTGGGGGATCTGGCAGACAATGAAGGACCAGATGCCTGCGCAAGGCAAACAGTGAGAGACTATGTTTTAAAAATGCTTGCAATGCCAGCAGCAAAAAAATATTACAGCCCCGAAGAGCACAGCGCACTGACCAATGCTGTGACAGCGAACGAAAAAGATTTTATGCAGAGACAGCAACCAGCAATGGCGGGCGCAGAGTCAGTGGCGGAAGCAGCTGGCAAACCTATCATGATTGATGGCAAACAAGTGGACCTAAACACTGTGGAATACGAAATGCAAGATACCGGTGATAATATATTCGACCTACAAGATGCTAAATTTGTTGATGGCACAGAATTAACAGATGACCAAATGGAAAAATTAATGGTTGATGCAGACTTTAATGAGTGGGTACAGCAAGATTACGTACAAAGAGGAATAGAGTCAGTGCAGGAAGCACCGGACAGCATCGATGATCAGTATAGGTTTCGTAATTGGCTGAGAAACACACATAACAAAGATGTGCACCAACTGACACCTCAGGAATACACAGTGATATCAAAACAATACAGAGACGAAAAAGATACGCAAGGCGCCAAGACAGAAGGCAATGAGTTTGCACAGGCAGTGCAAAAAGCCAAGGCAGCTGGCATGAAACCCGGCGACAAATTCAAGGTAGCCGACAAGGAATACACATTAAAAGACGCCATAGAGTTAGCGGGCATGCAGTTGGAAGATTTTGATTTCACCGCAGAGAGCGTGGGCGGTGGTGCAACTGTTAGACAGATGACGGATCTAGAATTGGCCAATTTCCTACACACATCTGTGGCAGAAGTTAAAAAAGACAGAGAAGCTGCCGAAGAAGCTGCACAAGAAATCAACCAAAAATATGCCAGCGATAACGAGTCGGTAAAAGAAGACGAATTGGCAGCGATCAAAAGACTATCCGGTATATAATACCAAATTCTCCACTAGACAATAGATAAATAAGTGTGTATATTATACTTTATGTCTAATATACTTTAGGCAAATATAAAACAAACATAGGCACACAAGGAGGCTTACATTATGGCTACACTAGCTGAAATAAGAGCGAGGTTAAAATCCCAAGAAGTGAATCGCTCCACTTCAAACACAGGCGGCGACAACGCCATTTACCCACACTGGAACATACAGGAAAATCAAGAAGCAGTAGTTCGTTTCTTACCTGACAAGGATCCAAACAACACTTTTTTCTGGACTGAGAGAGCAATGATAAAATTGCCTTTTGCTGGAATCAAAGGTCAAGCGGATTCAAGACCAGTGCAGGTACAAGTACCATGCATGGAGATGTATGGTGAAACTTGCCCAGTTCTAACAGAAGTTAGACCATGGTTCAAAGACAAGTCAATGGAGGACATGGGCAGAAAATATTGGAAAAAGAAAAGTTACATATTCCAAGGTTTTGTGCTACAAAATCCTTTAACCGATGATAAGGCATCTGAAAATCCTATCAGAAGATTTATTATTGGTCCACAAATTTTCAACATAATCAGATCTGCATTGCTAGATCCAGAGATGGAAGAATTGCCAACTGATGCTGTTAGAGGTGTGGATTTCAGGATAACCAAGACATCCAAAGGTGGATACGCTGATTACTCTACTTCAAAATGGAGCAGAAGAGAAAGAGCTCTAGATGAAGCAGAAAGAGCAGCCATTGACAAGTTTGGATTGTTTAATCTTTCAGACTTCAGGCCTAAGAAGCCCACTGATGCAGAAATAAAAATAATCAAAGAATTATTTGAAAAATCTGTAGAAGGTGAAGCTTATGATCTAGAAAAATATGGTCAATACTATAGACCAGCAGGAGTGTCTGCTCCAGCAAATGGATCATCAGCAAACGGATCTGTAAATGTAGCAGTAGAAGCAGAAGAAACTATTGTTACCAAAACTGAGCCGGTAAAAGTAGCCACTGCAGCAGCACCTCAGCCAAGTACTGACAGTGCTAAAAGAGCAGAAGATATCTTGAAACTGATCAGATCAAGACAAAGCAAATAACACTAATTTTTCCCTTTTGGCTCCAGGATTGACACTGGAGCCAATTAGTGTTAATATAAGAACATAGGAATATAAAAATGACAAAAGTATTTGACGCAACAAAATTTAGAAAAAGTATTACAAAATCAATCCAAGGTCTGGGTTTGGGATTCAATGATCCCACAGATTGGATCTCCACAGGCAATTACGCATTAAATTATTTGATATCCGGAGATTTCAATAAAGGTATTCCTCTAGGTAAAGTATCTGTACTGGCAGGAGAATCGGGTGCAGGTAAATCTTACATAGCATCAGGCAACATAATTAAAAATGCACAAGCACAAGGTATCTATGTTATTCTGATTGATACTGAGAACGCACTAGACGAAGCATGGCTACAAGCACTAGGAGTGGACACAGATGAGAAGAAATTATTAAAATTGAGTCTTTCCATGGTGGATGACGTGGCCAAGACCATATCAGAATTCATGAAAGGTTATAGAGAAGAGAACCCAGACAATAGAGAGAACGCACCCAAGATTTTGTTTGTGATAGATTCATTGGGCATGTTATTAACTCCTACAGATGTAAATCAATTCGAAGCAGGAGAGATGAAAGGTGACTTGGGCAGGAAACCCAAGGCTCTAACATCGCTGGTTAGAAATTGTGTGAACATGTTTGGTTCTTGGAACGTGGGCATGGTTTGTACCAATCACACCTATGCTTCGCAGGATATGTTTGACCCAGATGATAAAATTTCCGGTGGGCAAGGATTTATCTATGCTTCATCTATTGTGATAGCAATGAAAAAATTAAAATTAAAAGAAGACGAAGCTGGTAATAAAATCTCGGAAGTGAGAGGTATAAGAGCAGCTTGTAAGGTCATGAAAACTCGATATGCTAAACCTTTTGAAAGTGTACAAGTCAAGATACCATATGATACAGGCATGGATCCGTACTCTGGATTGGTTGATTTATTTGAAAAACAAGGAGTATTGGTACAGTCAGGCAATAGATTAAAATATGTGGACAGCAAGGGTAAAGAACATCTAGAGTATAGAAAAGACTGGGATGGAGATAAATTGACAATGATAATGAATGACTATCAAAACGTTAAAAAACCAGAACCAAAAGAAGATGAAAAAGAAAATAAAAAAGATAAAAAATAGAGAAATCACAGGTTATTACGGTTACTGGGATTCCGAAAAGAAAAAAAGAATATTTAAAACACTTTGGCAGGAAAAAAATTAATGCAAGAACTTACCCACGAAGACATAGAACAGATATGGAACTCTATCAGTCATTACGTACCCGATAGACAAAAAGTAGATTGTGCTGTGGACTTTATCAAGACATTGGTTGATGTGGGCATATCTACCAAGACAATCAAAGCAGCGGGAGAATATGACGACAAGTTGGAAGAAGCCATAGAAACTGTTTTTGAAGAAGAAGACGAAGAAGACTACGAGGAATAATGAGTTGGTATACCAAAGTCAGCCAAGATATTAGTTTAATACCTGATTGCATCAAGTTCTTTGAGCAAGAATTAGAAACAGCACGCAAGGAAATATATATTTTTGGAAATCTAGAGAAGTCAGCAGCATCTCTTCCAGGAGTAGTGGAGCAACGATTCAATCAATTACAAGAAATAGAAGCCATACTAGAATATCTAAACATAGAAAATAGAAGATTGAGATCTAAAACATTTAAAAAATTCTTAGAAAATTACAACAGAGCACTGACATCTCGAGATGCTGACAAGTATGTGGATGGTGAATCAGATGTTGTGGATATGGAAAAAATTATCAATGAGTTTGCTCTATTAAGGAACAAATGGTTAGGCATAACCAAAGGATTAGATCAAAAACAATGGCAGTTGACCAATATAGTTAAACTTAGAGTGGCGGGTATGGAAGATGCCACTATCAGATAATCTCAATAAGTCTCAAAACTTAAAAATATTATACAATTCTTGGAAGAATAAAACTAGACCAAACACCAAATGGAAAATGGC